AAGTTTGAAGTTAGGCCGGGTAAGAACATTCTAACCAATGGAAATCCTGCTGAGATCTTACAACCATTTAAATTTGGATCTACAGATGCTTCTAACTATGAGACAGCTAAAGGGTTTGAAGCAATGCTGCTACAAGCTACAGGCACACTAGACTCGTCAGAGTTGGTCAAGAGCGCAGCATCTACAGCAGGACAGAATAATGGAATGGGTATGTCTCTGGCTATGTCAGCGATTGTCAAGAAAAACAAATTGGCAATGGCTTCATTCCAAGACGATTTCATTATACCAATGGTTCAGAAAGTCGCATACAGGTATATGCAGTTTGATCCAGACCGTTACCCAATGAGAGACTTTAAGTTTACTACTATGTCTTCTATTGGTGCTATAGCTAGAGAATACGAACAACAACAGCTAATAGGCTTGATGCAAACGCTTGGTCCTAACTCCCCTATTGTTCCTATCTTGCTAAGAAGTATTGTTGCTACATCAGGATTGATGAATAAAGAGCAGTTAATGGTTCAACTAGACCAGATGTCTCAGCCTAATCCTGAAGCACAGCAGATGGAACAACAGCATCATCAGCTACAGATGGGTCTACTTGAGGCTCAAATCAATGAGCTTAATGGTAGAGCTGCTGAGTCTGGAGCTGACGCTCAAGAGGCACAGGCTAGGGCGCAGAAGCTCATGGTTGAGGCTTCTTTGATGGATGAAAAAGTTAAGTCAGATATCATCAGAAATCTATCTGCCAATATCTCAGCTAAAGACTCTAATGAGTTCCAAAAAAGAGCTAAAGTAGCTGAATTATTGTTAAAAGAGAAAGATATTGACTCGAAAGAGAGGATAGTAGATAAGCAAATGATGGAAAAGCGATTAAGTCAATAAAATACTTGACTTTTAGCTAAATTTGTGGTATAATAATGGTACATTATAGTAACTTGATAGAGGACTCCGTTTTGGATAAAGAACTCCAAGAGTATTACGAAGCAAGGTTTGACATGATGGCAACAAAAGGCTGGATAGATCTTCTAGCTGATGTTGACAAAATGATAGAAGAAAGAAACAACTTAATGGCTACTAAGAGTTTAGAAGAACTAAACCTTAGGAAAGGCCAACTAGATGTTCTTTACTGGATCAAGACACTCAAACAATTATCCGAAGAATCATGGGAGCAACTCAATGAAAAGGATGTTTGAGTTTAGATGTGGTGAAGGTCATTTAACAGAACAATACATTGATGAAGAAGTAAAACATATAGACTGTCCTTCTTGTGAATGTATCTCTCTCCGTATTATTTCTAGTCCACGCATTTCGCTGGAAGGAGTCACAGGTGACTTCCCAACAGCAGCAGATGCTTGGGCTAAGAAACATGAGGAGGCTACAAGAGTTGCCTATAAGCGCAGAGAGGGTTAGCGTCAGGTAACATTTTTTAATTCCTAAAATCACAAGCGTGACAGGAGAATATATGGCTAAATTTGAAGATCCGTTACAGGAGGAAATTGAGTTTGATGAGGTAGTAGAAGAGGAAGAGGAACAGGAAGAAGAGCAACAAATTGAAGAAGTAGTTGCTGAACAACCACCTCAACCAGAACTACCAGATAAGTATCGAAATAAGTCAGTTGATGATATTATTAAGATGCACCAAGAAGCTGAAAAGCTAATTGGTAAACAAGCTCAAGAAGTTGGTGAAGTCAGAAGACTAGCTGACGAACTCTTAAAACGACAATTCGAGCAAACTAAAGCTGTTGAAAACCCTAAAGAAGAAATAGATTTTGCTCAACGATTGTATGAAGATCCTGAAAAAGCAATTAGTGAAGCGGTATCAAAACATCCTGCTGTAACACAAGCACAACAACAAGCTGTAGCTTTTAAACAGCAGCAAGTAGCACAAAAACTAAGATCTGAGTATTCTAATTTTGATGAAATTATACAAGATCCCAGTTTCTTTGAGTGGATAAAAGCATCACCAGTTAGAACAAGACTGTATGCTGAAGCTGATGGCGGTTATGATTATAACGCTGCATCAGAACTTTTATCTACTTGGAATTTGATAAAAGGCACTAAATATCAAAAAACTGAAGATCCTGCTGTAATAGAAGCAAAAAAAGAAACTGCTAAGAATCTTAGAACTGTTGCTGTAAATACTGGTTCACCTGCTCCAAGTTCTAAAAAGACATATCGTAGATCTGATCTAATTAACTTACGTTTACGTGATCCAGATCGCTACTATGCGATGCAAGACGAGATAATGTCAGCATACGCAGAAGGGCGTGTCAAATAGAAAGGAAATAAAAAATGGCACTTGGTACAGATCACGTCACTAAAACCACTGCGGATAAATTTATCCCAGAGGTATGGAGTGACGAAATCGTTGCAGCTTACAAGCAAAATCTTGTTGCTGCTAATCTCTTCTCTAAAATGTCTTTCAAAGGTAAGAAAGGCGATACGCTTCACATTCCGAAGCCAACTCGTGGTTCTGCTTCTGCAAAGGCAGCTTCTACTCAAGTTACACTAATTGCTGCAACTGAGTCAGAAGTTCAAGTTCTTATCAACAAACACTACGAGTACTCACGTTTGATCGAGGATATCGTAGAGACTCAAGCACTTAGCTCACTACGTCGTTTCTACACGGATGACGCTGGTTACGCTCTTGCTAAACAAGTTGATACAGATCTTATCCAACTTGGTCGTACAGCTGGTACGGGTACTGCTTACTCTTCTGCTGCTTCTTCAACTAATGCTTGGATTGGTTCAACTGGTGCAACTGCTTATAACTCATCAACTTCAAACGCTGCTGCGCTTGGTGATGCTGGTATTCGCCGTTCAATCCAGAGACTTGATGACAATGACGTTCCTATGACGGATCGTTTCCTCATCGTTCCACCTAACACTCGCAATGTATTGATGGGTATTGCTCGATTTACTGAGCAAGCCTTTACTGGCGAGGCAGCTGGTGGAAACACTATCCGCAATGGTCAGGTAGGTGACGTATATGGCGTTAAAGTCTATGTGTCTACCAATGCTGATTCAGGTGCTGGTAACTCAGGTACTGACCGTATCTGCTTGCTTGCTCATAAAGACGCTTTCGTTCTTGCTGAGCAAATGGGCGTACGTTCACAAGCTCAGTACAAGCAAGAGTACCTCGGTACGCTATTCACCTCAGATATGCTTTACGGTGTAGCTGAGTTGCGTGATAGCTCTGCTGTTGCTCTAGCTGTTCCAGCCTAATTACTAGGCTAATGTAATACCTCCCCAGGCTTAACGGTCTGGGGAGTTTCCTTAGGAGAAGAAACAAATGTGGTTTAAACCTGAATACACTGAAGTACGTTTTGGTTTTGAAGTGACAATGTATATTGCAACTAGGTAAGGAACTAAAATGGCTATATGGAGAGGTGCAGGAGGACCGGGTGATGCAACCACTGATGCTGCTAATGAAGCTAGTGTAGCGTCTACTAAAGCTGCTGAAGCTGCTGCGTCTGCTACTGCTGCTGCAGGGTCAGCTACATCGGCTGCTAACTCAGCAACCAATGCTGCTAACTCAGCGACTGCTTCTGCAACGTCTGCTAGTAACTCTGCTAGTTCTGCAAGTTCTGCATCGTCTTCTGCCTCATCTGCTTCTACATCGGCTACTAACGCATCTACATCTGCAAGTGCAGCGTCAACTGCTCAAGGTTACGCTGAAGAATGGGCTACTAAAGCTGAAGACAGCTTAATTAGTACTGCTGCAGGTGGTGATGGATCTACTGACTACTCATCTCTACATCACGCTGCTAAGTCTGCTGCTAGTGCTAGTGCTGCAGCTAGTTCTGCGAGTGCTGCAGCGAGTTCAGCTTCTGCTGCTCAGACAGCACAGACAAATGCTGAGACAGCAGAGACTAACGCTGAGACAGCACAGACTGCTGCTGAAGCTGCAAGGGACGCTGCTCTAGCTGCTCTTGATAACTTTGATGATAGATACTTAGGTGAGAAAGCTAGTGATCCCGCATTAGATAATGATGGCGATGCGTTAGTTGCTGGTGCATTATATTTTAATACCGCCTCAAACATAATGAAAGTCTACACAGGCTCTG